TGCGTGTTGCAGGTACGGCAACAATGCTGCCTGCTGGCGTAGCTGGCTGATGCCCACCTGGGCCATTGCGTTGCGATACTGCTCGTTTGTCATGGCGTCAGTCCTCCTCCGGGTGTTCTGCCCAGTGAATCAACACGTCGGCGATCTGCTCGTCGGTCATGTCGAGCGGGTGCTGTTCCTCGTCGTCGGCCCACTCGTCGCGCAACTCGTTGATCTGGCGCACCAACACCTCGCGGGGCTGGCCCAGAATCTCAAATGCGGTAATGTCGGGTGCGAACAGCGATAGCAACGTATCTGCGGATTCCATCTCTCTATCCTCCTGTTCCCGTGCCTGGGCAACCGCATCTGCTCTGCTGGCTGCCCGTATGCGCCGAACCGTGGCGCCGGTCATGACGTACCAAACGGGGGTCATGGCTGCGGCGCCCAGAATGCGTCAAGTGCGGCGCGGTCCTCGTCCGTTGCCGGCTCTCGCGGATACCACGAGCAATCCGGCAGTTGGAAGAATGGCAATCCCAGCGCGACCAGTGCGGCAGTAGCCTCGTCCTGGGTCTGGTATAGCGGGGATACCCACACATCAGCGTAGATGCCGCGCTTGGTGTGGCACAGATCCTTTGGCACAGAGCCAACCAGGCTGTACCCGTTGCCGCTTGGATTGCAGCGGATGGCAGTGCAGAATCGAGTAATTTTACCAGTGTAGCGTCCCATCGTCCCTACTCCTTGCCGGTTAGTCCCCTCCCGGCTGCGTGCTACGCGCTCGCTGGCGCAAACAGCCTGATTGAATACTCGCGGTGGTCCACAATCGCCCTGGTCTCGCAGTTGGGCGCATCCTGCCAGATGTACACCGGCACGTCAGCAACCACCGGCGCCGGCCTAGCCTGCGGCATCGCGCCCAGCCTGGCAGCGATGCACTCGGCGCCCTTGCGGTACACCGTGACGGCCAGCAGTTCGGCGCCGTCGTAGACTGCATAGTAGCGGGTCGGCTTGTTGCGCGCTGTGCGGTACGCCTTGATGGTGATGGCTGTCATGATGGCTCTATCTCCTGTGTGTGTAGGGTAGTGGCTTGCGCCAGCAGTGCGTCAATGTCAAGCTGCTTAGCTTGGGGCTCGTCGATCTCGACTGCGATGTCGGCCTGCTCAGGTACCACGAAGGCCGGCGGCATCGGCTCGTCACTCACGGACCACAACGGCAGGTCTGAGCCATCGGACCACATGGGGATCTGTTTGCAGTGCATGGTCACATCCCCCTCGGCAGCGGCATCACAACGCGATCCCGCATGTTGCTGCCGTCTGGCCGGGTGATGCTGCCGATGTAACCCATGCGCCGATGCATCCTGCGCGCCATCCGCAAACACGCAACGAGCGTGCCCGAGAAGCCCAACCAGTCCGACGAGGTGAAGCTGCGCATCGTGAGATAGTACATCGTGCAATCCTCCCGCCCTTAGTCACCCCGGGCGTGTGTGTGCCTACTCGGCGCCAGCGTTGGCGAGTGCCTTGTTCGCTGCCCTGATCGGGCGAACCCGCTTGTCGTACCAGTCCCGGAATGGGCAGTCCGGCAAGTCGTACACGCTCAGCCCCCGGAGATACACCAGCCTGTCAATGCGTGCCATCCACTCATCAAACGTCGACGTGTCGCTGTCGTCCATCTTGTGCGGTGTTCCTGCCTTCACCTTGAGTACCTTGCCTGCCATGTCAACCCCTCCTGTGTGCTGTCTGTCTTACCGTCCTATGCTGCCATTATAAGGCATTCCCAATGCGCGTACTTGACGCTAGCTATACGACTTAGTGTGAGATTAGTGTGGTACAATCAGCACATCTTACGGGCCAGCCAACGGCGTGCGCCAGCAAACGATGCCAGAAGATGAGTGGATGTCAGGGACCAGGTAGGCGAGACCTCGCCGCCGGCCAACACACTGGCATAAGCCATGCCGGCCACGTGCGGGCGTTGACAACGCGTGGTATGATTGACGCAAGATGCACAAAGGGGCAGACATGACAGAGCAGGATGCGGGGCAGGATGACGTGAGGATGGGCCACGACGCGGACCAAAGCGGATTGGTGCGGACAGACCAGTACACCCCGATTGCAACGCATCAGGACCTGGAGGACACGCTAGCAAAGCTCACTGGCCCGCAGCTACGATACCTTGAGCACGCACTGGGTGCAAGCTCGACCAGGGAGGCACTGCGCGAGGCAGAAGTTGGCAAGTCCACATTCTACGAGTGGGAGAACCGGGGCGCGTTGCAGGACCTTGTGCGAGCCCTGCGTGTCGACGGCTCGTTGATGACGATCGGACGCGAGCGTATGCGCCGCCTCGCCGGCCAGGCTATTGACACCTTCGAGCGTAACCTGCGTGCCCAGTTCGCTAAGGATCAGAACCAAGCTGCCGCCGAACTCCTCGATCGCGCCGGCCTGGGCAAGACTACCAACGTCAAGGTGGAGCTCTCGCGCCCTGCCGAGGAATCGCAGCAGTACATTGAACGTCTCAATGCCGCTCGTCGTAGCCTGCAAGCAAGCGGCATCAGCCTATCGGATGACGACGATAGCCTGTGATGAATGGTGCAAGTATGAAGCATCCATAACGCATATAGTGTGAACATGGTGCATGCTGGTGGGGCTGCTGCTCGTGGGCCTGGTGGGTGCGTGATAGGTGGGTGTGGCATGGGTGTCGTGAGTGGGTGGCTGGATGTGTGACACACGGATGATGTTCCCGAAGGCAGTGAGATGTGGGGAGAAGGATGTGGTGAACGTCTCCCCAAAATTCCGCAGCACTTGCATGGGCCTTCGTGTCTCTGAGCGTACACGTCTTCACTGGCGTTGTGCGTGGTGCACCGTCAGCTATGCTCGTGCCGGGTTGCGCGTGCTGGGTAGTAGGGGGTGGTGATGCCTGACAGTGACATGGTGATGGTGACTCTTGCCGACGAGGTGCACGCCCTGGATCGCAAGAAGCACCTCCTTGCGGTTCGTCGTGAGTTGATGCGGATCATGGGGTATGGTACGTGGCGCGAGTTGGTAGAAGCTGAGCATGCTCTGATCTGGCAGCAGGAGCACAAGCAGTATGGCCGGCGGTAGGCAATACTCCGCCCTTGCGTCCCTTACTCCCGCCCCCCGCTGCACCAGGGGAGGGGGAGGGGAGCCGGATCTCGTTGGCGAGGTAGCGGGTGATGTGTGTGCTGGGTGGGGGTTGGGTGGTTGCAAGAAGTGGGGGTGCGGGAGCGGGACGCGTGGGCCCCTGGATTAGGGGGGCTCGTGACTGACTTTGTACCGGTCCAGGTCGCTCGATTTACCCGGCGGGGTGTGGCCCTCTCTCGTCACGATCCTACTAGCGGACGGTTGGCGCGTATGGCCGATCTGGAGTTTGCCTTGTGGGCTGCTGGACAGCGCTGCCTCTGACCCCTTGCGGGGCGGCCGACCTTCGGACTTTTGGCCTATTTGTTGGCAGATATGTGATGCCCGCCATCTGTCCAGGGTGGGCCTTGTGATGCTAAGAACAGCGTACCATAGGCTGTCAATCACATGACGTACTACTTTTAGTACCACGACGTACTATCTTGGATGGGAGGACACAACATGGACTTCGAGGTAAAGACGAAGTTGGACTACCTGGAGGAGCAGATCGAGATGTTGCGCGATACCGTCGCCAAGATGCTCGACGGTACGCCCGTCATCAGGGACGACATATTTAAGCGCAGCAGCAAGTTCTCTCACCGAATTGCGATCGGGTGTTTCAACTGCAACAAAAATGTGATCTTCATGGGGTCCGACAGGGAGGATACCGAGGCAAAGATTCGTCCGCACATGCACTACGAGTTTCTGAGCAAGCGCATGGAGTTCTTCTGCGCTGTGTGCGAGGAGAATATTGGCACGACATTCTCAAACTGAGCTTTCCGGTCGTGAAGTGCGCGGCATTGCCAAGCAGCAGCTCTTGGACCGCGCTGAGCGCCAGGCGATTATGGAGCAGTGCGTGCTGCACCCGCTGCCGTTCGTGGGCAGGTTCTGCCAGATATACGACTCCAAGGCGTCGGACTGGATTCCCTTCGAGCTGTGGCCCGAACAGGTGAAGGTGCTCAACCAACTGCATCGGCATAAGCTGACGATCGTGCTCAAGGCCAGGCAGTTGGGGCTGTCGTGGCTGGCACTCTCTTACGCTTTGTGGCAGATGGTGTTCCAGCCGAAGGCGATTGTGCTGCTGCTGTCGAGGCGCGACGATGAGGCGGTGGACTTGCTTGACGCCCGGCTGCGCGGTATGTGGGAAAGGCTGCCGGACTGGCTGAAGGTGCCGGCTGTGAAAAGGAGTGCGCATGAGCTGGAGTTGTCGAATGGCTCCCGTGCCCTGGCCTTCCCGACTACTGGCGGTAGGTCTTACACTGCTACGCTGGCGATTGTGGACGAGGCTGACTTCTGCCCTGATCTGGAAGATGTGCTGCTGGCGGTGAAGCCGGCTATCGACGCTGGTGGCCACATGGCGCTGGTGAGTACGGTCGATAAGACGCAGCCCATGAGCTCCTTCAAGAATCTGTACCGGGCGGCGAAGGGCTCAGGGAGCAAGTGGCACCCGGTGTTCCTGCCGTGGAACTCCAGGCCGGATCGCGATGCGAAGTGGTACGAGGAACAGAAGGCGGACATTCGCACAAGGACCGGCTCTCTCGACGGTCTGTACCAGGAGTATCCCGAGACGGATACGCAGGCCCTGGCGCCCAATGAGCTGGACAAGGCCATCCCTGCCGAGTGGCTGGAGAAGTGCTACCAGACGGATCTGGAGCCTGTGCCGGGTGGGCCGAATATCCCCGGCCTGCAAGTGTTCTGGGGACCCGAGGACGGCATGAAGTACGTCATCGGCGTGGACCCCGCCGAGGGCAATCCTACCAGCGATGACTCCGCCATCACCGTCATGCTGGTGGAGGGGCAGGAAGAAGTGGCCAGCCTGGCCGGCAGGATTACGCCACCAGTGCTGGCATCCTACGTGAAGGAGCTGTCTGAATGGTACAACCACGCCCCGGCGATGGTGGAGAGGAACAACCACGGTCACGCGGTGCTGCTGGAACTGAGCAACCTGGGGGGAGTACAGAGGCTCCGGGGATGGGACAAGAAGCCGGGTTGGCTGACGACCAGCCGTGGGAAGGCGTTAGTATACGATACCGCTATCGAAGCCATGCGCGAGTCGACCTGCGTTGTCCGATCCTTTGGAACCATGACACAGCTACAGAGTATTGAGGGGGGCTCACTCTCCGCTCCTGTTGGCCTGCACGACGATAGGGCCATGAGCTATGTGCTGTGCCTGGCGGCCTTGGGCAAGGAAGTGCCAGACACGATTCCGGGGGGACCCGATCCCTTCCGCCCCCTTCACCACCACAATGGGCGCAATAACGTTACGTTCGGCACAGACGAGGAAGGGAAGACCATCTTCGTGTACGAGGTCGATAACCAGGCCCACAGCCTGGCCCGTCTAAAATTCGGCAGGTAATCATGGACAATGAGCCGGTGTTCCCAATTAGCGCGGGGAAGATTGCGCATAGAAGCGGACCGGAGTCCTGGCCGCGTCGGCCCACGGAACCGCTAATTATGCATGGAGTGAAGTAGCGATGCCAAAGAAGCCTAAGCCCGAAGACCTGCTGGAGATGGCCAACGCGCTGATCGAGGAGAACCGGGCGCGGGATGAGCTCTACGACCGCCTCGACGCCATGTACGACCAGGTGGAGACCAGGGAGCAGCCCAACACCGAAGACGCCGACTACGTGCAGTTCGTGACCATGCCCTATGCCACAAACGCCGTGGACGTGGTCGCGGATTTGGCATCCGACATGAAGCTGACCCTGGAGATCCCCGCGGCCTCCGACTCCAAGAAGGACATCGAGATGGCCGACGACCAGGAGAAGTGGGTGCAGGCGTGGCTCTCCAAGGCCGAGCGCATGAAGCAGCAGAACTTCACGCGCGATCTGTCGTGGCACGCCGCAGCACGGGCGCAGGCCGTGGCACGGACGGTGTTCACCGAATCACTGGTGGAAAAGGGCAAGGACAAGGACGGCTACGAGGTCAAGCGCGTGCCGGTGCTGTTCGAGCCCAGGGAACCCCGCTATGTCTACCAGCGCGACGGCATCAACGGCCCGGAGTACGTGGTGGAGAGGTTCACGAGAACCGTGGCGGACATTCGCCTGCACTATCCCGATGCCTTACGCGGCAAGGATGAGGACGGCAACGAGTACTCAGCCAGCGAAGAAGTAGAGTGGACGGAGTACTGGGACGCGACTTACAGGTGTTACTGGGCGGCAGGGGAACCCATGAAGGCCGGCAAGACCAGGCTGAATGTGGTGCCGCACGGGTACGGGGTGCTGCCGTATGCCTTCGGGACGGCCCGCTCTACGCCCCGCCAGGCGCCAGAGAAGCACTATCGGCCTCTCTTGGCAGCCAGTGAGACCATCCTGAAGAACCTGGATACGTGGTTCTCTGTTCTCTGTACGGCCGGGTGGGCCTCCGTGACGAATGCCTGGGGGCTGGCAGCCGAGGACTACGGCCGGGACGGCGGGAAGGAGTTGGACCTGACTCCCGGCGCGGTGAACTACTGGGGCAAGGGCGACCAACTCCAGGCCATCCAGCGCGGCGCGATGCCGGCAGACTTCTTCCGGTTGGGGGACATGCTCTTACAGGCCTTCCAAATGGGTACCTTCCCGTTTGCGGTGTACGGCATGGTGAGCGGCAATATGGCGGGGTACGCCATCAGCCTGCTGACCTCAAGCGGGCGCCGGCCGCTTGTGCCCATCTGGAAAGCGGTGCAGGACTGCTACGAGCAGGCCATCTACAACGCCCTGATGGTGTGCCGGGAGAAGGTGGCGCCGCTGGTGGGTGACAAGATTCAGCTCGTGGTCAACATGAAGGGCGATAAGCCTGCCGCCACGTCCAGCCGGGGGCGCATGTACCACCGCACCCTGACGATTGACGCCTCGAAGATCAGTGATGACTTCGACTGCACGGTAACCCTGAGCGACCCGCTGCCGCAGGATGAAGCTTCGAATGTGCGGCTGGCCCTGGAAGCCATGAAGGGCGGGCTGCTGAGCCAGGAAACCAGCCTGACCAAGTTCAAGATCGTCTCTGACGCCATGGACGAGATCGACCGCATTGCCGCCGAAGGTGTGTACCATCAGCTTGCTCCTCTGGAAGCGGTCAAGATCGCCGTAGATCGGGGGCTAGTGCCGGACAAATCTAAGCTGCCGCCGGGTTGGGTAGTGGGGCCGCAGGGGATGTTGATCCCGGAGGCGATGGCGCCCAAGCCTCCCGAGCCACCGCCGGCGCCGCCGCAGTTGGGGCCAGGACCAGGGGGACCGGGACCGGTTGACATCGCCAAGATGCAGCAGATTGCCGGGATGCAGCAGGCTCTCCCCGACCTGAACACCATGGCAGGCACCGGGCCGACTGCGCCGAACGTGGCGCAAGGGGAAATCCCCATGGGTATGGGAGTTGGTAGTGTAGGGGGGCCGCAATGATCTACCTATGGTGGTTCCGTCGCCAGTATCTCAGATGGGGGTTTCGGTTTGCGTGGGAGAATGTGTGGCTATTTCGTGGTAGGGCCTCGGTTCTACGAGGGTACAAGGAGCTTATCGACCCATGACATCACCTTTGGTTTGCTCACTTCACGTGGGGCCATGGCCGTGGGAGAGCACAACAGTACCAGACGCGCTCCGCTTTGACAGCACAGGATCGCAGCAGTCCAACGCCATCGTAAGCACCTACCAGTGCCACGTCTGCGGGAGATGGTACGGCAAGCGACGGGTGCAGATGTCCTGTCTCGTGGTGCATGGACCGGGCGACTGCTGCCACTGCGGGGAATCTGAGGTAAATCCCCCGGAGGAGATTGAGCGAGCATGACCACATACTGGAAGTATCTGCTCTATGTGCTCAGGCACAAGTGGTTCGTTTTCGTGGAGTGTGCCAAGTTCGGCTACTTTCTTCCCGGACTGACCCACGACATGAGTAAGTTGCGAATCTCTGAGTTCATCCCGTACGCGCGACACTTCTATGGTCGTGGACGCGACATCCATCATGGGCGCGATAAAACCGGATACTACAAAGCTGGCGACACCGACGACAAAGATTTCAATGTCGCCTGGCTGCTGCACCAGCATCGCAACCCGCATCACTGGCAATATTGGCTTCTGACGCAGGACGAAGATGAACCAATTATGTTCGAGATGCCCACGCGATACTTGTATGAGATGGTCGCTGATTGGCGCGGTGCGGGCATGGCGCAGGGAACCCCTGACACGCTGAAATGGTACATGGCCCACAGAGCCAAGATGCTTCTGCATCCTGCAACACGCAATCGGATTGAGACGATCCTGTGTGTACCTATCCGGGAGCAGTTCTCATATGGCGCGTTATACGCTGAGGCAGCATCATGACATCACTTCTCCAAGATCGCATTGGCACCGTAGGGCAACTGGCCACGAATCGGCTGGACCGCATCGCGGACCTTGTGCCGCAGACCAAGCCGCCTAAGTCGCAACCGTCCTTCGAGGACTACATGAAGCAGGCCACGGTAGTGGCGCAGCGTGACCCGGCCTTCAAGGCGCGGCTGGAGCAGGCTCTGGCTCAGTATCGACAGGTAGCGCAAGAGGTGGAAAATGCCCAATCAAAGAGGTGACCCTAGTTGGGACCCGTGGGAGCCACCGCCGACGGTTCCTGGAACACCAAGCCGGGAGAACGACTGGAACGTCGCAACCGGGGCCAATCCCTACATGGGCGGGACACCTACGGTTCCGGGTGGGACGCGCACCACGCCAACTATGCCCACGA